TGAAAAGCACATCAATGCAGCTTTTTGCTCGATATTTTCTCAGATCGCAGACTTGATTACGGGATCTTTACTACCAAATGTTCTTTTGTTTACTGGCATGTCTACTGCCGATTTCCAGAATAAAGTCACCTCGATTTTGAATAATCGTAGTGGGTTTGAATCATTGGAAATTGATATTAGCAAGTATGACAAGAGTCAGGGTGCAATTGCGTTGGAGTTTGAGTGTAAGTTGATGGAATTGTGTGGTGTTGATCCTTATTGGGTTAATTTGTGGTATAATGCTCACATTTTGACATATATTTATGATCGTCGAACTAAGGTGTCATTCACTGTTCCTTACCAGCGTAAGAGTGGGGATGCTTCCACTTTTATCGGTAATACTGTGTTTTTGATGGCTGTAATTTGTGATCAAATTCCAATTGAAAGAATGGACTTCGCATGTTTTTCTGGTGATGATTCGTTGATTTTAGGGGATATAAAGGATGAATGGAAAATTTCCAGTCATTATTCCCTGAAATTCAACCTTGAGGTTAAGTTCTTCTCGTTCGACAAATATTATTTTTGTTCAAAATTTTTAGTCGAAGTGGGAGGATATTATTATTTTGTTCCTGATCCTCTTAAACTTTTTGTGAAGTTCGGTCGTGATGATTTAGTGGATAAACAACATTTAATGGAGTATCGAATTTCGTTGGCAGATAACTGTTCTTCGTATTCAGTTGTGGGTGTTCCTGATGCTGTTGCTTGTGCTGTTTCTGAAAGGTATGGAGTTGGGGATTATTCTAATTTGTTTAAAATGATTCCCTCGCTTTTGGCGGATGATGATTCATTCTCTGTTTTATTCACTGATGTTGTTGAAAAAAGTGGGAATGTTCGTCGCGATTTTGATTAGATCTCTTAAATGATTTGGGATTGGTCTATATCGTAAAATGTCTTTTTCACAGTCTGCGTTGTCGCTTATGCAATATCCTTCGCTCATGTTTTTGGACTTTGATTCTGATCGTGATAATCTTCTAACTTTGTTGGAAGAATTTTACGGTTTTAATCTTCTACCACATGGCGTTAATGTTGCTTTGGTTAAGGCAGATGCTTATCCTGGTTGTGATGTCTATTTTTATCGTGTTGGTAACAAACTTTGGCGGTGTCGTGTGAAGCCTTTTGAGTCTTTGCAGGTGTCTGTCAAAGATGTTCATGATCAATATGGGGAGTTTTATAAAGAATTGTATTCCTTTTCCTCTAAAACTTGTGGTTTTAAACCATCTTTTCG